GGATATCTTGATCTCCAGGTCATCTGCAGTAACTGCGGAGAACTGTCCACGACTCCGGAGAAGTTCCCAGACGAACTGGCGCTTGTTCTTGGCGCACTCCTCAGAACCGAGGCGCAGGGATGCATTGATGACCTGCTTGTCGGTATCACGGAGTGGGTTGTAGTAGCGGTCACCGCTTGACAGCAGGAGCGTCGGCTTGTAGAGGGTCGCATTCTTGCAGTTGATGGAGTAGTCCATCGTAATATTGCGCACCTCGTTGGTTCGGGTGTCCAGGTACTTCGCCTTGAAGCGGAGCAGTATCGGCTTCTGCGGTGCTGCGTTGATGTACCAGAGCAGTTTGCCGGCATCATTGCCTGACGATGTGATGACATACTTCTTGGGTGTCGTAACCAGCGCATTGCCCTCCACTCCGTTCTCAACTCTGTACCAGGCGATGTCTGTCAGCTCGCTGTTGACACGACCGCTCGGGAGTATGCTATCTCGGTCAATGATGCTGATAACCGGCAGTAAGGCGCATGGCGTCAGCCTGTAATCAGGAGAATACTCATCCTGATCAGCATCATAGGTCTGCTCGAGCGGAACGCTGCCTGATACGGACTTGGAGTAATGTACCTGCAGAGGCGTGTACTTGATGTCTAATCTTTTGTATTTCATTTTTTATATGTTATTAAACACATTCCAGTGTGATGGAATCTTGGGCGACCTCATCGCCCAGGCCATCACGAAGTGTAACAGTTGCCGTGAACCTGATCTTAGCCGGAACTCCCTCGCTGTCGACGGAGAGGTCTGACTGGGTCAGGACGATAGCCTTGCCCGCCTTGGATCCGACTTCGAGTGCCCAAATGTTGTCGCTGGTTACTCTCTGTTCACCAGCCTTATTCTCCGTGTATCTGGTCCAGGCTACGTCGCTGTCGAGGATATCTGAGGTAATATCCTGGCCGTAGAGCGTAGCAACGACAGTCAGCGGAGCCCGGAAGTTGTCGAAGTCATAGATCGTCTCGTCTTCGAGAAAGTCAATGGTGAATGCCGGATTGCCTTCTATCATCGCCCAGTCGGTATTGTTCCACCTTGGTGCGGTATGGGTACCGGTCTTCTGGCATCGCCACTTGCAACCGGTGTACCACACATCTGAGGTCTCGAATTTGCCGGTATCTGGATTGAGGGCTGAGCAGAAATATTCTGCCGTCTCTGACCATGGTCCCCGGTCTACAAAATCGACAATCGGCTTGCCATGGTAGTCGATCTGTATGATGTCCTGTGTGATGATGCCGGCTGCATAGAGATAATCCCTGCCCTTGACGATGGGAAGGTCGAGCGACTTGACGAACTCAGGCATGTCGCCGAAGACCATGCCGTAGTTGAAATCATCCAGTATCGGCTTGGTGACGCCCGTCAGCTTGACGATGCGCCCCTCGGAACTGGAGATGTAGAAGCAGCTCTGCAGCGCCTCTTCGGTCTGGTTGCCATAACGGGCGATGTTCATGAGCTCGCACGGCGGGAAGTTCTTGCCTGCCGGAACATCAGCATCAGGATAGAGGGTGACCTCGATGTAATTCTTAACCGCATTGACGCTGTTGACTCTCATCCATGAGGTGTAGTAATCAGCCGAGGTGCCAGAATTGGCTGCCGAGGCGATGTTGTTAACCACTCCCTTGATGACGTTGCCCACATGCTGAGCCGTGAAGTATCCACTATACTTGGAGCGGAGGTGCAGGCCATAGCAGTCATCACCCAGGTTGTCAACGCTCTCGATGGTGTCACTCTCGGTGAAGAAAGTGTCACCCTCCTGCGCAGACAGGCGGTTGACAATCAGTTCCATGACCCGCATGTATGTGCGGACGGTGATGCTCTCAACCTCTGCATTGCCATTGTCATCGACCTGTGCGCCCTTGCCGTTGTACAGCCCGGAGACAAAGTCACCGAACTGTGCACCCGCCTTGAGCTGCGCCATCTGCTCGGAGATGAGTCCACGCAGGAAGGTAATCATGCCCTCAGCAGCATCATCATGCTGCCTGCTCAGATACTTGTCTGAGGTCTCATCGGCACAGAAGTGCAGCAGCGAGAGAAAGGCATTGCCTATGCGGGTTGCCGTGTTGGCCTGCAGGCGTCGCTCGTCTCTGATGCCCTCGAAGAGGGTCTGAAGGTTGCTCTTGTCTAATTTGTCTGCCATTTATTTTTTTGTCTGCAAAGATAATATGCCGATGGAACCGATAAAAATACGCTCCTTAGAGGTTGCGTGCGGCTCCTATGCCTGTAAACATTTCCGTGATGGCTGATGCCATTAAGCCCTGATAGCGCTCTCCGTAGAATTCCGCTTCATGCTCATTGAGCTTCATGACTGACGAGTAGTACTTTCGGCTGAACCAGTCGCGAGGTCCCTTCGGTTCACCACCGGCAACTCTGCCGCCCCATGCAGGGCCCACCTTTTTGGGCTTGTCAAGTCCCTGCTCCTCTCGGTATTCCTCGCCGAGGAAGTTGAGATCTCCACCGTTGATGCGTCGGATTTTAGCTCCCTGGCTCCAGCGGTACCACTCATGAGCCGGACCAACGCCTGCTGCAACATAGATGCCGTACATGAGGAAATTGTGCTCAATGGTCGTTGTCGAGCCCTGCTCGATATGCGCCTTGATGCTGCGGTATAATGCTCCGGTGTCGATGGTACGCAGCCGCTCCATGCGCTCTCGCCAGAACTCGCCCATGGAATCAGCCCAACCATGCTCGTACTTGAGCAGGTCGTCTATGGTTGACTGGTCTGCCATAGGCTCTCGTCATACTGTATGTCGATAGGTTCGTCTGACGTGACCATGAAATAGAGTCCTGTGACGCCATTCATGGACCATCTGCCCAGCTCGCTCGAATAGACCTGCGTGAGGTCCAGGAACTCCATCTGCCCGTCGTATGCCTCACGGCTCTTGTCGTAAAGCATGCGGCTGAGGAACTGGCGGAAGATGTAGCGGCAGATGTTAAGCTTCTGCTCTCGGTCTGCCATGTCATCGCGTCGGTACCCTGCCAGGATCCAGACGGTATAGACGTTGCGGTCAAAGAAGCCCTCTCCGATGGAATGGGTGTTGCTGTCAACGGTATCTGAGACCATGATGAAGTTGGATGCCTTGCGGAACTGCTGCATGACTCCCTGGATGGAATCAGGTCCGGAACACTCTGTTGCGACAAAATTATAATCCTTGCAGGTTCTGCATTCGGCAGCCAGCTGCTTGAAATATGCGATGGAATCGAAGTTTTTTACTGTCATGTGCTATGAATTTAACTGTTTTGCCTGTTACGCTCCTTGAACTCCTCTGCCTCCCGTGCCTTGTTGTCAAGCTCTGTGAGGGCAGCCCAGCAGTCGGTATTGTAGACTGCCTGCTGTTTGGTCACGTCGCCATCGGTGAGTGCCCTGATTTGCGCCTGCATGGCAGGAAGAATGTCCACACGGCGCAGCTCTCCACCCTCTCTTGCCGGTTTGAAGAAGTGAGGGAAGTTGGCGGCGAAATACTCCTTGACGCTGGAGAACCACATGAAGACACCCAGAAGCTCGTAAGGCTCAAAATGGGCGGTTTCATCGGCAGAACCATCTGCGGTTCTATACATGAGGTGCGCCATCTTGCTGAGGAACTTGTCTTCCTGGTTAAGCATGAACAGCTGGTAGTTCTTCTCGATGTTGAGGTAATCGTAGAAGCTGACATCATGAAGCATGCTGTCAACTGCTGTTAGTAGAACGTCACTAGCTCTCTGCAAAGGCCGAAAATCGGTAAATTTGTCGATGAAATCGAAATTTTTGAGAAGCGACAGAATCTCGGCGCTGCTAATGTATAGGACTTTCCTCTTCGGCATTTCACCGGGAACGGAACAGAGCACGCTGCATTTCCACCCTGTACGGGTATGCTTATGTACTTCAAGACCGCAGAATCTAACCAGGAGGTGGCATTTGGCGACAATCTTGTCCCTATTCGAAGATAAGATGTAGAGGACATAGCGCAACTGTTCCTCTGAAAGTTCCGCCCACGAGGACGGCGCCTTGAAATTGAACTCTTGTGTACCATCTTTATGCGTTGAAAACGAAGGCAGGTTTTGATTTTTCATTGTTGAACTCTTTGAAATGGTTAGCCTTATATGCCGATGAATCCGCATATAATGTGAATTTATCGAGATGTGCATCTAAGTATCTGAGCAATCTCGCACGCTCGTTGGAGTATGCCGACAGCATGTCGTTGGCCAACATGATCAGGCAGCGGCTCAGCATGAGGCGCAGACTGCCCTCAAACTCATTGCCCTCTCTCACACCTCTGACCAGACACATGATGTCATCCATCTGTTCGTCGGACACCAGCTTGCGCAGGGTGGCGTCTGCCTCCTGCATGGCTGCCAGCTTGGACATCCAGTCCTTGGAAGTCATGCTGGTCTGTCTCGTGAGATAACAATAACCCTCCATGCTCCACAAAACCGTCTGGATGCCCTGCTTTGCCTGTAGGGTGCTCCCCCAGCCTGGAACATCGGTGAGAAGAGCCATGACTGTGTCCTGAGCCACGATGAGGGCTATGCGGCATTGCTCGATGAGTGCCTCTACTCTGGAGGAACTGGCTGGAGTGACCTCATTGTTGGCCACAACGCCAAAGCCTGTAGGCGTAAGCACGAGGTCGAGGTGTCTGACTACGCCGAGGAATGCATCGAGGCATACAGCCTTGATGACTGCTTCACGCAGGTCGTCGCTGGTCTCCAGTGCCGCCTCGCCTACCTCGCCCAATATCTGCTGGCTGAGCCGCAGATAGGACTCCTTAAAATGCGGTTCCACCGACTCGAACACCTCAGAGTGCGAACTGGTGGCTGCAAGGATGCTCTGCTCGAAGTCATCCTTGCTGATCTGAATCTTCATTGTTGCCATTGTTTGAAACTATTGATGTCTGTTGGTCCTTATTCTTGTCGAGTGTCGTGAGTTCTATCATCGGCACATCTACGGTTACTCCACGGTCAGCATAGCCATTGTAGTGGGAGATGACGTGGTAAGGCTTGCACATGATGTCGTGGCAGGCCTTCTCGAGCGACTGCTTGAGTATGAAGAGCTCTCGCTTATCTGAGCCGGAATTGTTCATCTGGCTCTTGCCAGGAGTGGCTCCGATGAGGTTGGGATGCACGCCAAACGAGAAGCAGAGAGCGTTGGATGCCTCGCTCATGTCGTCTGCCCAGTCTCCACCCTCCTTCTTGCTGCCCTCGGAGAGGTTGATGATGCGCACCATGCGCTGCTCCTTGCCGTTAGGGTCGAAGTAATAGCCCGTGATGAGTGCCTTGCCTGCATTCTCCGGACCGCACACAAAGTTGATGATGTTGTCCTTCTCCTGAAGGATGCGCTCCTTGCGCTTATCCGGGTCGATGATGTCCTCGTTGTTGCATAGTTCCTCCCAGTAGTCGCGGTGCACCTCTATCTGGATGCGTGGCGCAGAGGTATTTTTTATCATGTAGCGCTTGCCGATGCCGATGAGACGGTAGATGTCGTACCAGGCATCGTCGAAGACGCTGGCATAGTATGGTATCGGATAGTACTGCAGTCCGGGTGTCGGGATGCGTGTGATGATGGCAAACTTGCAGTCCTTGCCCATCTCGGGTGCCTTGCCCCTGATGCCGGTATATGGATCTGGAGCCTTACCCATACGCGCCATGAGGTCGCCCAGCGGGTCGTAGAGGTCGAGCAGCGGGATGACTTCGGTATGTACCGGCGACATGACGTTGCGGAAGTCGCCGAAGAATACATGCTCTATGCGCCCCTTATCATTGGGTACCTCCAGTCGGCAGTAGGAAACGTCCTTGTGGCGGATGTTGACTATCTTGGAGTGGTCACGGCTCAGGATGATGACCTCTACCGACCAGAAGAAGAACTTCATATCTGTAGCCTGCTGTAGGAAAACCTCGTGGATGGAGTTCTTCAGGCAGAAGTCGCGGATCTCTGCGTCGGTGGTGTCCTGCTTGGTCTCCCTGTCCATGAAGCGCACACCCTGCCCGTAGCAGCACTGCACGTTGAAAGCCATGGCTCGCTGCGCCACCATGTTGCGGCGCAGCAACTGCTGCAGGATGTATGGCATGTCGTTGTCATCGCCATAGTTCACATACTCGAAGAGCTTGCCGCCCTGAGCCTCCAGGATGCCCGTGGTGGCGTCGCCCACCTCTCCGGAACCCAGGAAACTGGTATCCTGCCCATACTGCTGCTCGATGGTGGTGGAGTCTGTAACCCTGCTCACACCCTCTGCCACGAGGGCGTAGCGGCTGTAGGAACCGCTGGCTCCCACTTGCTGAAGCTGATATTTTTTCTGTTTCATGTCATAAATATACTGGTAAGCCCAGGAACTGGTGAATGTAGATGTCCGGAACGGTGCGAACCTCGGCATTTGCCGGATTGACGAGGCGGTGGAATCCGCCACGCCAGCTGCTGCCCCTGACCAGCCATCCTGTATAATCGACGGTCTCGCCGTCTGATGTCCACGCCTTCAGGTTAATGGTGGAGCGGTCTCGCTCTGCCTTGGCCAGGAGGCGCAGCACCTCTGTGAGGTGGTAAGCCGTGCGTCTCATCAGTTGAAGGTGTTATCGAAGGTGTTGTCGAAGATACGGCCGGCTCGCTGCAGGTCAAGCACGTTGTGCTGGCGCTGGGCGTAGGTGTAGCTGAAGGTGAAGCGTGGCACGCTGTCGCGCAGGTTGTCACGCTTGGACTTGGAGTCTGAGAGGGTGACACGCTTGCCCACCTTGGCAATGCCGCCGATGAAGTTGACCAGATAGACCTCGTCTGAGCGGAAGAGGTCATCTGCCCAGTTTGCCATGTCCGTGCCCAGATAGCCCGTATCGGCGTTGAAGGTGCGCTGCTCGGTGATGCGGTAGTTAACCCTTATGCCGCCCATGTAGGCTGCATCGCGGGTGTACTGCGGGTCAACCTCGTGTTTGCCTGTACAGTAGATGAGCTCCTGGCAACCGAACGAGTTCGTGAAGAGCAGGGTCGGTGCCACATCACGCTCCTCGCTGTCTATGATGAGGGTCATGGAGCGTGAGCCTGCCTCTACCACGTAGTAGAGAAGGTCGGTACCCTCGGTCTCGAATCGCGACGGAGAAACGTCGATGGTGGTGTAGATGTCATTGCCGCCGACGGCTGGTGCGGTAAACGGTTTCGTAGTTTTGTCGGCGTAGTGTGCGGTGACTGTTGCCGAGTCCTTGCCCATGTAGTGAAGATACTCCAGTCGCCCCATGTAGGTGGTCTTGTGCCCCTCCAGCAGGGTGAGGAAGTGTGTATTGAGGAATGTAGAGCAGTCCACGCCCACGATGTCCACGGTGGAATAGTAAACCTTCAGGTTGGCTGTCTGCGTATCGGTGACTGTAGCCGAGTCGGTGTCTCCGGATTCCGGAACCTGCTCCTCGGCGATGGTGATGGTGGCTGTGACTGCCAGCCTCCGGCGTGCATAGGGACGGAAGATGTCGGCAAGGTCGCTCACGGTGACCTCTCCATCGGCAGGATAGAGATACTCATCGTAGATGGTATCATCACCTATCTGGATGGTGACGAGCAGGCGCGTCTTGGCCGTGAGAATATCGATGTCGGGGAGGTTCTCAAGGAAGAAGCTGCCCGACGGAAGTGATGTGATGGTCATATATTATCTTTTTTTGTGCAAAGATAATATGGAGGGGATCAAAATAAAAATACGGCTGACTACCCTCACGGGCGGCCAGCCGCTTCAAAGCTTTTCAAAACTTTGTAAAATTTTTCGTGCTGCAAAGGTACGAAAAACTATTCATAATACATGGTAGTACTTGAAATTTATATGAGTTTTTAACTTAAACCAGGCTATCCGGCTTGACAACTCTCTCCCATATAGCCCATGCCACGGTGCCGTCTGGCTGCGTGGCTACCTGGTAGTCATGCGCCTGCAGGTACTGGTTGATGGCTCCTATACTGACACCGCCCATGTCATCAAGTTCCGTGGCGATGTCCTGGGAAGTCTTGAAACTCTTCTTGTAGTCGAGACCGGTGTCTGCATCCTTCATAGGGAGGTTGCAGCGGAAATGGAAGTAAGCGTCGAGCAGATCCTGCTCAAACTGCTCGCTGTCGAAATAATCTGTATTTCTTGGCATAATATTCTTTTTTTAAAGGGTGAAACTTAAATATCGTCTCCAGGGTGCAGGCGGTTCAATGCCGTCTCATAGAGGTCAACCCAGTAGCCCAGACGGGATGCCCAAAGGTCGTATTTGGTCTGAAGTCTGGTAACACGGATCTCCTCTCGCTCCAGTTCTCTGAGGTATCTGCCGACAATACGGTGGCAGTCCTGATTAACACAGTATCTTGACTGAATCTTGGCGTACTCCACGAGCTTGTACAGTTCCTTACGCTTGATATCAAGCTCCCACCAGCGTCTTTCGAGCGCAGCGCGAATGCGACGGCGGCGGAAATATAGCAAGAGAACGTCTCTCTTGACTTTCTTCTTATTTCTTTTCATACCTAATCGTTGTTTATGGTTTTCCACTTGGCCAAAGTCATATTGAGTGGCTTAGCCTCTTTAGCTCCAAATCGAAGTGCATAGTAGCGATGATCATGCCATCGGATAACAGTCTGCTTATGTGGAGTATCCTCGATGAATGCAACAGAACCAATAGTTTTGTTGTCTCTCAGAAATTTGAGCTCCACCTTATGGGCGTTCATACTTTTGCCTATATTCATGAAGTACTTGCACTTGCTGATGTCCTTGGTAGTCAGCTTAGCTGTGCATATTCTGCGGTTTCTACTTTTCTTCATCGCTCACTCCTCCTTTCTTGTCTTTGGTCCAGCCTGGGTGCAGGAGTTCCGCTTCTGCTCCCGTAAGTACCCCCCCGCTTCTCGGTATCTCTCAAAGATTTTGTGGCGGTCGCTCTGGATGGTATTGTTGTTGAGAGTCCAAAGATTAGTCTCCTCGACCTTCGCCTTGTCTCTGCGAAATCCTGCCTCATTGCGAAGCTTTCTACAATTACGGAGTTCTTCCTGATATTCATTTTTGGCCTTCTCGAAAGCATTACGGGCACAGCGGTAGCTTTCCCCTGCTTCATCCTCCATGCGTTCAATACTGTCCAACGAGCTCTCGTAATTCCGGCTGATAGCCTGCAACTCTGCCTGATGGCGCTTGCGCTCGTCAGCAGCTCTCACGATGTTCTCCTCCAGCTGAGCATGAAACAGCTCTGTAGTCATTCTGCTCACCATCATGCTACCTCCCTTCCGAAAATGAAACCACCAATCATGACCATCGCCATCACAGCTGCGAAACCAACCATGGTGAGCACAACCTCTCCATAGGTTACGGTCTCCCCGCAGAGACAGCTGAAGGTCTCGCTCTTGGTCTTGGCGAGCTTCTTGATTTCACACTTGAGGGTATTGATACCCTCCTCAACGCTGATGCCTGCAGGTCTCACCTGCGCATCACTTAATAAAATAGAATTCTGCATATTGCATCGTCTTATAACCATGAACAGCCGATTGTATAAAAGGGTGGCGGCTGCATTCCCCGTTGGTTATAAGACGATGGCTTATCCGGAAGGACAAATCAGATCTTACGGTTCATGCAGCCGCCATGTATTGGGCATATCTATTTTCCCAGTTGGAAAAAATTATTTTCCCAGTTAGAAAAAAAGATTTTCCTAGGCATAAAAAAAGCCTGCGGCTAAGAAGCCATAGGCGATAACGGTCGCCTTGCCGGATAGTTTACTATCGTCTTATAACCGTTGGCAAAGGTAAGAAGAATATTTGGAACCGCCAAAAAAAAAGCGAGAAATTTTAGAAGAATCTGCAGGGAATATGTTTTAGAGCATAAAATCGGGGTGATTTGAGGAGGAGAAGGAATGAAAAGGAATGAAAAGGAATGATTTTCCGGAATCAATCGGAAAATGACCGGGAATGACCGGAAAAACGAGCGAATTACGAGCGAAAACGACCGGAAACGACCGAAAACGACCGCAGGATCTCCCTTCGGTTCTGCCACTTCGAGGAATAGATTCCTCGGAAATTCCCCGATTTTCCACGTATTTTCCTCGAAAATTCCCCGATTTTCCCCGAAATTCTCTGATTTTCTCCGATTTTCTCTGAAATTCTCCGATTATTTTCCTAACTTTGCAGTGTGTAATTAATAATATATATAATAAGGTATGGAAAGAAAAGAGTATATGAACTTGGAGAAGCGCATAACACTTCTCCAAATGACGGTAAATATTCTCATTGCTATCTCTATTCTTCATGGAATAGAGTTAATATTGCTGCAATCACCCCATCTAAGCGTGGTGCTATCCACCCTATTAAAGCAATTAAAATAGAGACGATAACACTTATCTTAGTCCATTTAAAGCTTTGCCTCTGCAGTATCAGATTCTCATCCTCTTTAGATTTCTTCTGACGGTATGGGTATCCTTCAATGCTCTCCATTATCATTCTGTCGTAAGTCTGCATATACTTCACACCCTTGTCCAGTATATGCCACATGCCCTCAGACTCCTCGATGTAGCCCTCGTTGGCCAATGGTGGAAGGAGAAACCTCAAGTCAACATCATCAAGCTGGTTGTCAGCTAGAGAACCCCAGAGCTGCGCACGTGATTTGTCGCCCTTGATGAGCTCACGGAGAATCAGGCGAGCCTGCCTGCAGGTCTCATTATCTTGTAATAATATCATTTATCAATATCAAATATATGTGAATAATAAGAAGTCCCCGGCACGGAATCGTGTCGGGGACGATGTGTTAAATTAAACAAGTTGAAGTCTGGAAAACTCATTTCCTAATTGATGAATACCATCTTCGATTTTCTGCAGTTGAGCGTCCGAGATATATGTATTACCTTTGCGGTACTGGCGCATCAAAGTGTCATTAATGCCCACGAATCTAGCAAAAGCACTCACATTAATCATCTTATAATACTCAAAGAGCGAAGACAAATCAAACTTGTAGTCTGGGACATTAGAGAAAGCCTCCGGAACCTCATCACCCAACTCACGTTTTGCATCTGCCACACCTGCCATAGACTCCAAGAAGTCTTTTTTTGCAGCAGCTACAGAGTCACCTGTGCCGATAATAGTACAGCCACTCATATTTGTATTATATGCAATATAGCTGCCATCCTCCTGTTTCTCAATAGAAACCTTAAATTTTTTATCCATACGAAATCTATTTTAATGTTTTGTTATATTTTGTTTAAAAGGAATCGGGTTAAAACCCGATATCCTTTCTAAGTTTGTTAACCAATCCTTTTCTGACCTCTTGTGACCAATGTCGCTCTAGCATGATTGTTTTCTTGGTCTCTCTGTTGATGTAGAGGTCATGCCCTTTCAAGCCTTTGTAAAACTGAAAGCCGTGGGCAATAGCAATTCTTTTCAATTCATTCCATTTCATATTACTTACTTGTTTAATTTAACACTGCAAAGATACTACATTTTCGTGATATAACCAAATAATTATACTACAAATTCGTTATATTAACTAAGATTTAACATTTGGAGACGAAAAAGCCCCCGATGCGTCACGCACCAGGGGCTTAAAGAGTTCATTTTATTGTTTTATGAAAACACAGCCAATGTTAGAACACGGCTGCCTGTAAATCCTTAGTAATGCCAGCCATACATGCCGTGAGACGCTCGTAAGTCTTCTCTCCAGCTTTTTTGATGCCACGGCTATATTGTCGCATGAGCGATGGATTGATGCCCGCTCTTTTTGCGATGTCCGAGACGTTGAGAAAAGAGAAGTAATTGAAGAACGACTGAAGGTCGTACTTATATTCAAACTCCACCTCGGGGAACACCTTGCCATTCTCCTCAGCATCCTGCCTTGCTTCCTCGCAGCATTCCATCAAGTCAGCTTTTGCAGCTGCCACCGAGTCACCCATGGCACTCAGACCAACATTTCCGATGCCCTGCTCTGTATAGCACCAAAACTTGCCATCAGATGCCTGCTCCACTATAATCTGTACCTTCATATTAATATAATATTTATATAGTTACCTTATAAAAAAGAGTCCATATCCCTCACAAAACACAAAAGGATTTAAGGGTGGAAGGTTGGGGCTAAGCCCCAACCAAGTCTCTCAAGATGTTATTGGCAAGTCCCGTAGGAACCTCACCACTATGTCTTGGCACGAACTGCGACTTACCCGTTTTAGGATTAGTCCACTTATCGTGATTTCCACCATGTCGAGACAGGACGCATCCCGCATCTCTCAGTCTCTTAATCAAATCTTTTGTTTTCATAAAATCAATGAACTCTTTGTCATTTCGACGATGCAAAGGTAACAAAAAAGTTATATATAACCAAATATTTAGGTAACAATTTTGTTATATTAACTAAGATTTAACATTTCACCCCCATCAAACACGGTTTTTACCTCTTTTTCTCATCATTCTTGAATGATGTCAAAAAATGTCCCATCCTCTTTAACCCCGGAATGCAATGGAGGGGTCGCCCGCAAAATGGCGCGTTTCTTGTGGCAATTCTGCAGGAATTGTCATAAGTCGCCATTTTGCGGGCGGCAATCGGTTGGAAACCGATTGCGAAAATTGGTGTTTTGCACCAATTTTCCACGGTCATTTTTGCCAACTTTCTGAAAATCATGGATTTTTAGAAAGTTGAAGCAAAAAAGGGCGTGCCTTGCTGTAAGCATAGCCCCCACCGCCCTACGCTCGGAGGCAATTGCCACGGCTGACTGGAGCGGTATATGTAAGGGATTTTTCTTGTGGCAATTGCCCCTATCCCCGACTGCTGCCCCGAATTGCCATCGCTCTCGCTATCTCTATCCCCTTCCTTCATCCGCGGTCATCAGCAAGTTTGCAGGCAAGTGATAGGGCAACGTGTTCCTCTCACGCTGCCCCTGATGTCTATAGTCTGCCCTTGTCGTGGTAGCTATAGAAGCTTCCGTCTGTGATGATGACGTGGTCCATGAAGAAGATGCGCATGATTTGGCTAGCCTTGGCTATCTGCTGGGTCAGCATATCGTCCGCCTTGCTAGGCTGCGTGTTGCCCGATGGGTGATTGTGCACGAATGCCATGATAGTTGCGCCGCTCATAACTGCCTCCCTCATGAGGATACGTATATCCACGGAAGTCTCTGTTATCCCTCCCTGGCTCAGCTTCACGCTTTTAATGAGTCTGAAATTTTGGTTCATAAAGATGGCGTGTGCCTGCTCCACCTTGAGGTCTGCCATCTGCGGAAGCATGTAGTTGTAGATGGCTAGACTGCTTCCTAGGTCTGGCTTTGTCGGCATGCGCTCTAGTGCTCTGCGCTTGCCTAGCTCGATGGCTGCGAGTACTGCCAACGCCTTGCAGTCGCCTATCCCCTGCACTACCTGCATTTCGTCAATGGATAACTTTGCAAGGTTACTCAGGCTTCCGTCTGCGATATTCATCAACTGCCTTGCCTGTCTTAGGCTCTCGGTGGTTCCGGCTCCTCGATTGATAATCATGGATAACAACTCAGTGTTACTGAGAGTATCGAATCCGTAGTTAGCCGCCTTGAACTCCGGACGCTCGTCTGCTAGTATATCATTGTACTTCTTCATATTACGCTACTTTATTATAGTTATTATTTGTTCTGTTTATCTCAACGCCCTGCGGAAAACATCTCTTAGAACGTGCTACGGCTTCATAGAAGCCGTCTTCCATCTCCTGCAACACGCCTCTGTTGCTTATTGGGTCGTGGTGAATGGTGCGAGCCAAAAAGATTTCTCTCTCCACATAAGCACCTGCCGCCTCCAACTTTCTTCTGAAGTCCTCGATGGTCTTGCCGCTAGTCAGCAGGTCGTCGAAAAGAATGACCTGCTTGCCCTTGAAGTACTCGCCATCTACCGAAACATGATAAACATCCTCGTTAACAAAATGGCTGCCTCCGTTGTGTGTTGGCTTGCGCTCGCCATAGATGCTCATGTGCTCGTTTGCGGTCATGATGCCTGCAGCATTGAGGATTGCAGCGAAATAGCCGAATCGCTTGTTATACTTCCACTGGGAGCTGCATGGAGCGAAGACTACGATGAAGTCCTTCAACAAGTTGCCGTATTGTCTTGTCAGATAGCGGACTAGCCACTCAGCGCAGATTTGTGCCGCCATCTTGTCGCCTGCCTTGAAGTCGTAAACGAAGCGGTTGTTTGCCATCTGCTTAGCCTTATCTACGCAAAGGTTGAGATAAGCGTTTGGAACGTACTCAAAGAAATAATTCTGTCTCATATCGAAAAAATTTATAAAGTTTGAAAATTGTATTCTGGTAATGTTTGGGAGTCCAGAGATTTTTCCCACTCCTGCTGTGGAGTATTTTTTTAATTGCATTCCGTTCAAAGCCCGGTGTGCCCTTTCGATTTTTCCTGTGCTTCAACATGCGCTGGCAGAGGCAAACAGGTGTGGGGTTCTGTGTTGACAAAAGGTAAAGGTTTAGTGAAACGTGAAGAACCTTTGGCTTTTGTTAACCCAGGTTCATACACAGGTTTGAATCGCCAGCAGCTAACTTTGCACAGGAAATTTCGGATGGGAACACATGACGGGCGGCGGAGAATGCAATAAAAAATGTACGGAACAGCATCAAACAACCATCGCCCAAAAGGCGATACCGCTTCTGCAGCAAGATTGAAAAACACAAAAAAAGGCCGCCAACTCTCACGAGCTAGCAGCCTCAGATAAAATAAATAAAACCTAAAACCTAAAATATAAACTAAAAAGAACGAAAATTCTATCGTGGGTAATAGTTGCTCATGCCACCCGTGTAGAGGACGGTCTGAGGGAACTTGTCCACGCCAATGCAGACGGTATCAAAGGCATCGGAAAAGTCTGTGCGGTTCTCCAGCCTGTCCTCGTCTGTCTCCACGAGTTTTTCGCCTCGCTTATCTTTGCCGTTGTTATAACAGCCGGCACTCTCGATGGAGATGATCAGATCCTCGTTGTTGTCCTGGTTGATGAGGACCATGTGGCGCGCATGACCCTTGAACATGCGGTCGATGAGCAATTGTTTCTCAAGATGGTTCATCGGCTTGCCGATGTAAACCTCCGTAACGAGCCATCCATTGCGGCGGAGCACCTTGGTGATAATCTGGTAGAACTTATCGTTGTGAGTTGCATAGGAGTTGCCCACAAAGGTGGCATCGTAGTAGAAGATGACTCGCTTGTTCTTGAGATACTTGTAATAATCGCAGAAGTCCTGAGCCAGCTCAGGCAACTTCCGGTCATACTTGACATAGAATGAGTTGACGATGCGCAGCTTGGTATCGGAACCCACCTGCCCGACAACGAGACAGTTGATGTTGTTGTTGGCATCGCAGCCGATGACCAGCGGTAAACCGTCCTCCAGGTCGCCATCCATGCGGCAGTCCGGCTTGTCGTGCTTAGGGTCGAACTTATACTGCAGGTCATTGAGGAACCTGGTGTTCGGTGCCGTATAGAAGTTGCGATCCTCATCAAGCCCGGAGTAGAATCCATCCTGCGCGATGCCGACATGCTGGCACATGATGCTCGTGAGGAAGGTCATCTTAGGCAGGTCTCGCTTCATCTGTCTGATGAAATCCTCGCCCAGAACTGCCAGGTTCTGGATGCTGGAGCACCTGGAGTAGACCAGAGCATAAGAACGGAGAGAGTGCAGAACCTTCTCATATTTCTTGACCTGTGCCATGTAGTAGTCGTAACGCTCGGGGTGCGCAGCCAGCTTGCTGCGGATGCCGTGCAGCTGCACAAGCACCGTCTCCAGCGTGGCGACCAGTTCCTTATCTTCCTTTTTCTCCCAGGACATGAACCATGAACCCTTCTTGGTCGCCGAAGTATCTGATGTTATGGTAAGACCATGATGCAGGCAGCAGCCACCGAACAGCTGCTTGTTACCTCGGTTTGCCGGAAGCGTCTCATTGTTTAGCTGCTCCCAGTCGATGAACTTCGCCTCGTCGATGAAGACATGGTCGAGAGAGAGGGAGTTGGAGGTTCCGCTGCGGTCCTGAGAGATAATGTTGAGATAGGTACCGTTGTAGAAAGCAACCGTGTTCTCCCAGTTCATTGGCTGAAAATGCGGTTCCTGCCAATGCAGCGCCTTCCACGGCTTCTTACCCACTATGTAATGAACATCTCTCTTGTAGCCCCACTCCTCGAGATGCACGAGAGCTGAAGGAAGGATGTTGGTCTGGCATCGCTTGACCGACGGAGCCACCATGCCCAGGCACGAACCCGGCATGTGCTGCACGGCATAGAGGATGCGGCCAGCCTCGACCACACCCTTTCCGGTACCACGCCCCCACTCGCAGACCAGCGTCTTGGGCATGAGCTGCAGGACGCGCGACTGTACGTCGTTGAAGAATAACTCCTTAGTTCTTGCTCTAATCATCTGGCGGAAGTTCTTCGAAGTCGGCATCCTCGATGTCCGGCATCGAGTAGCGTTTCTCCATTTTCTTGATTTTCGCACGAAGATTTGGAATCTTCTGCAAACCGATGACTGACGGATCATCCGTCATGCGGAACTCCACAGGAACAATCTTGTCGAAGGCAAGTTCCGGCTCATCAGGCGTGTCGGTTCGGTTATTCTTGATGCGGTTTTTCTGCATCTGGGCTAGTGCACGGAAATCCCCTGCAGCCTTGGCAGCCTTGCGGTCCTCGTCTATTTCCTGATTGACTTTCCATCGCCAGAACTCCTTTGAGGCGGCATTGAGGTTGCCGAGCATGACCTGGCAGAGATGAATATCATCGTATGCCTGGGTCTCGCTGACGCCGAACATGGCCTTGTCCTGATCAACCATCTCCCTGATGGTAAAGCGTGGATAGCGCAGCCAGAAGGCGTAGCAGCCACGCAGCCGCTCCACTCTCGCCTTGATGATGGCAGAGATGTGAAGTTCCTGAAGTTCATCCTCGTTGAGAGGCATGTACTTCATGTAGTCATCAATGTTGACTGGTAAACTCATATCTAACTGAGGTTAGCAATAATCTGCGAGAGTTGAGACATGATGGACTGGTAGGCTCCGGGAGAACCTACCTTGGCGAGTGCGATATTATTGATGCGCAGCTCGTTAGCGGTCTCCGCTAAACCTTTGAGGTAGCGGTGTCGATAGGGTGAGCGCGGCTCCTGCAGCTCCAACTGCATGGCCATGGCCTCTTCGGGAGACAGTTCCATCATGATGGGCACCTCTTCGACCGGTGTCATGGTCTTTGCCAGGTCATAGACCGTCTGCAGGTAAAGTTCACTCTCTTCCAGATAGGGAAATTGTTGTCGTATCATCCAGCAAATTATTTAGCATGTTATTGAGATTGAGATAGACATCTCTGTCAGTCGTGATGAACGTGCACTCTGCACGGTCACCATACGTCTGATTCTGAGATGTTATCACGGAGACTAACCACTCGCTGTTAGCAACGAGCATGACCTTGGAGTGGTTGAGCGTCAGCCTAACAGAGTCAAAAGACTCTGTCATCAAGCGACTTAGCTTTAAAGTTTTACGTGAAGCTTTAATGTCTGCCACTAACACTGAGGAGTTAATCAACCCTCGCTTGCGAAGGTTGATGACTCCACAGAGGAAGGCATCGGATGTGGAGAAGGTGGTGACAGCAATGTGAGCTGCACCAGTCTGCTCCAATATCCACCCCAATAGCCCAAGGGTGTGAAGCCCCTGACCAAGGAAGACCTGCGAGCTACTCTGCTGAAGCGGCTTCAGGACTTGCTGTATCTGCTTCGCCCTCATCTGTAACCTCCTCTTCTGCACTCTCTGGCTGCTCCTCGCCATCGGCTGAAGCCTGCTGCTCCATGGTGATGCCAGCCTGCTGAAGCTTGGCGATGGTATCAGCGGTTATCTCTGCCTTGGCAGTAATGAGGAGTTGCACACGCTCATTGACCTTTGCTCGCAAGGCGTCAGCTTTGTCTGTGTTGCCAGCCTCCGTCAAGCCAATAAGCTGGTCAAGGTTCTTGGTGATGTAGGATCGAGCATTGCCTATCTGCTTGGAGGTGATGGCAGCTACTGGCTGCTCCTCCGCTTGCTGCGCCTCGGCATCACCAGGCTGGGCGTGGTCATAGACATCCATGGCCTGCTTGTATGCATAGTACTCCTCCTTGAGTGTAAGGAGCATACGTTTGAAGTCTTCGTCAGCAGCATGCAAGCCCTCGTATCTGTCACATGACATGTCGTAAGCCTTGCAAGCCTCAAAGTGTTCCTTGATTTTTTTCCAAAGAGCGCAGTTGTTATCCCAGATAGCCTGGATGTTTTCAGGCAACTGATCATGATCTGCTCGTTTGCCCTTGGCTACGATGGCAGAAGGCACGATGGAATCGATGTTTTCCGACTCCACGACCGGAAGATGAGGTGCTAGCTGCTCTGCAATCTTGTCTGCCTCTGATGTCTTGTCAACCGCAGTCTGAAGAACTGGCGTGACTGCCTTGTCATAGTTGCGGACATCATCGATGGTCATGCCTTCGATGCGATAGTTGAGATGTTTCTGCAGCTCATATTTGAGCAACTCGAGTTTGCCCTGAGGGTCGAAGTTGATGAGTTGATAGAGGTGGCGGTTGTTATTCATCTGCAGGAGGAGCAGCGCTCCCTCCCTGATGTTGGCATCGGTATGCTCGCAGTCAAACCACTTCTTTAACTTTTCAGTAAATTTCGGATCATTCATAAAAATGAGAAAATTAAAATGGCGAGGCGAGCTCATGTAAGCATCGCCCCGCCACCGATTGTAGTTATTCTGGAAATAAAGTACCCTGTGTTATTTCTGTTCGCCCTTGTCTGAAGGATTTACCGTCACTGGCTTGCAGTCCTTGCCGCTGATGGTTCCATCAGCAGTTGTAAGGTTGCCGAAGTAAAATGGAGGCATGGTCTCGCAGCTGACAGAGATCTCCAGCGTGGTGTTGGTCTCGTCTGCAATGCCTGCACCTGAAGACTGAGAAGGTGTCACGTCGACCTCGAAGGTCTCGTCACCGAACTGGCGAAGCTTGCCGTTGCGCTCAGGTACCATGAAGATGCAGTCATCGTTGAGGAGGATGGAAGCCAGGGCTGATGCTTCCTCCTCTGTACCTGGGAGGATGAGAGTAGCCTTGAGGTTCATGGTTTTGCAGCCATGCTCACCCTGCGCCTCTGGCGAGAAGGAACTCTTGTCTGTGACGAAGGCTACCTTAATCCAGGCCTTGTCTGCCTGAATGGTGTGGCTATCCTTGATGACGAGATAATCCTTGAGTGAGGTGGCAGCCTCCTTCTGCGGCTCAGCTAACTTGGTGATGTATCGTCGTGGAATGAAGAAACCGAAGGCTCTCACACCAGGCAGCCTCTTCTCACCAGGACACTTCAACACATCCTCATAAAGGTCTGCGGTTGAAGCACATGTTTTCTTTGTTGCCATATATATATAATATAATGTATAACCATGGACAGCTATCCCTTACTCTGAAGGGATAGTGTCGTAACCGAAGAGGATGCGTTCCTTGGAGATCGACTCGAACTGAGTACCGAAGTACATGGTTGCCACGAAGTCAACCAGGAAGTGAGAGTCAAGAGATTTCTCTACGCCAAAGTTCGCCTTGTCGCCCTCGGCGGCCAAACCGATGAGCATGTTGCTTCCTGGAGTGATGATCTTGTAGCCCGCAGGAACGTTGTCAAGACCCACAAGGGTGCAGTTGCTGGCACCATCCAACTTGTTGTGGTTGAACTCATTGTTCCAATTGACCGTGCCGTATTTATCTCGATAACAGCGGCGGTAGAGCGTGAGTTCATGGCTGTTCATGAACATGCATGTACTAGTGCCCTTCAGTTTTTCATCGGCAGCATCATAGAATGCTTCGATAGCATCGACAGCGTTGACACCAGTCATCGCGGTTGTATTGAAGAGGTTGCCCTTCTCTACTGAAATCGCCTTGGCCTTGATGTCTGCATCGGAGATGGTCTTGAAACCATCAGCGAGGTCTGCGGTACCAGAGCCAGCTGGGTTACGCTTCATGGTGAAGAGGTTCTTGAAGAGTGCCTCACCTATCTTGCCTGCCAGGAACATTCCAATCAGCTTGGTGATTGGCTGGTTTTTGAGCGCATCGCCCTGGAATACGTTGGAGCCATAGATAGACTCACGAACATTATTTGGCTCAAAAGGCTTGACGCATGAACCAAGGAATGTCTCCAGGGTACGGCCTGTGATGGTAACGCCATTCTCATCCTTGCGAGTAAGAGAGTATGGCCCGAGCTCCATGTCGCCTGCGAGCTCTCCGACAGTCTCCTTGCCACGAACGCCCACGCGTCGGCTCATGAATTTTGCAGCCTCGTCAAGAGCGCGTACCGGCATCTTAATGATGTCCTTGCGGTACTTCGCGAAGCTGGTCTTCAGTACATCAGGAGTAATTTCAATTGTTTTGTCTAAAGCTGCCATTTTTAAAAGATCTGCTTCAAAGCTTTGAATATTTCACCATCGTCAACGTTGTCAACCTCCGGTGTGACGTCATCATGGGTATCAGAACCCGGTGCGCCCTTGAGATCCTTGATCTCCTTATCCTTGTCCTGGATATCCTTGTCCTTCTGCTCAACCTTCGCCTTCAGGTCCTTGACCTCCTGGCTGGCTTTGTCGAGCTCAGCAGACTTGTCATCCAAGTCCTTCTGTTTCTGGGCAAGAGCATCCTCGATTTTCTGCAACTCTTCATCGGTGAGAGTAATTTTCTCATCGCTAACCTCAAAATCCTCCTTGCGATTGAGGAGGGTCTGAAGATTGAGGAATTTCTTCTTCATGTTTGATATTTGTGAATTATTCTTGAACATGTCCCTGAGAGAGGCGGCAACCTTCTCGAGAAATGTTTTGGATGGCTCATCAGCGGTCGCTCCAGGCATTGGCGGCAAACCCATGTTGGAGCAGAAAGCGTTGGTGAAGCGCTTGGAGAGATTGGTCTGACGCTTCTTGTCTTCGTCATCAAGGTCTCTGACCTCATCTACGAGGCCCAACTCTAAAGCTTGCTCCGGACTCAACCAATTATCCTTGCCCATCTGCTTCAGCATCTCGTCGCTGGACTTGCCCGATCGCTTGGCATAGACGGAAGCGATGACCTTGTCAATGGTGTCGAGGTCGTTGCGCTGCTTCTGCCAGAGTTTGATGATTTCGTCAAGCTTCTCCTTGTTGGCAGACTCCCAAACCGTGACTCCTGTGGAGGCATTGTGAATGAGCATGGTGCTGCCGACTGACATGTCAACATGTTTGGCCCCCATGCACAAGACAGTGGCGATGGAAGCGGTCATGCCCATAATGTGGACGTTGACATGTCCATGATCCTTGATAAGTTGATAGATGGTCAAGCCCTCATCAACATAACCACCCGGCGAGGAAACGGCAATGTCCACCTCCTCATCCGGATGAGCGTCAAGGTAGGCCTTGACATCCTTGGAACGTGTACCATAAGTTCCCGACCACCAGTCGTAGCCGGCTCCGATGGTACCGCATATCATCATTCCGTATTTCATGCGCTTATCTTTTTTGATGCAAAGATAATATGGCAATTGCCAACGGAAAAATACGTAAATCAGGCTAACAAAGGCGCTTTTCGGGTGCTCCCCCACTGAACCGTGTATTCGACCATGGCTGAAGATGCAAGAGAATCGGGGTGAACGTCTGACATATTTATAATAGGATATGGACGTTCCCCGTTGCCGATGAGATAGCGCTTGCCCTCGATGGTGGTGACCAGATAGGCATAATTGCCGCTCATGTCCAGGTCTTCGCGGCATGTGCGGAATGTAAGTTTATGGGTGTAGAAACGCACACCATCCTCTAATTTGTCGGTTATTTCCAGTTTGGCAGGCTTCTGACACTTAACGACTGGCCAATCATAGCTCTCGGGAATGTCAAAAGTGAAGTTGCCTAGCAGGGTATCGAAAGGCAACCCGCTGACTGGTATGCGCTGCACTTGGCAGATATAACTGAGTCTTTTCATAAGCTATGGAATATTTCGCGTCTGTTCGCATCTGTTCGCACCTGTTCGGTGTTGAACAAAAACAGGGCTAGAGTAGATGAGAATTATTTAAGAAAAATCGTCTTTTTTGCATCTTTTAAGATTAAAGAGATTGATGCCCTTCTCCTGATAGGCCTTGCGCATGCGATACCATTTCATGCGGATGGTCTCGGCATATTCTATGTCGATGCCCTGCTGCACACACCAGGAGCGGAAGGCAGACATCTTCTTGCACGGCATGTCATTGAGGTCTCCGAGGTCGCACCACATGTTTAGTCGGAAGAGGTCGTTGATGCTCTCGGTGAGTGCCTGCTTGGCATGACCGTTGAGAAAGTTGTAGGTCTCCGGGTTCTTGGCCTTAGAGTATGGTATGCAGATGGCAACATCTCGCTCACCAGGTTTCTCAGGTTGGTTGTTGATTGGGCGCTTCGTGATGAACCGACGTAGAACAGCATTCTCGTTGCTGTTGACCGGAAACTCCACGGGGTCGCCGAAAGAATGGGTGAGCCACTGTTTCAGGTATGGCTCGACCTCGACATAAACTACGAATTTGCTCATATTTCTGTAATTAAAAACACTGCAAAGTTAGGAAAAATAATCGAGATATTCCTTTGTTTATAGGAAAAAGTTATCTTTTTTATGCCAAAATTCCTTGTTTTTAGGGGAAAAGTTGCATTTAAAATTCAAGGAACCCATTTTTGGGCAATTCAGTTGTGGCAATTGTGGCAAAAATGTTAAGTGCCTGATTACTAATATTATAAGTCTTTTCTTATTGACACAAATATATAATAGAATTGCCACATTGCCACAACCTTTGCCACACTTCTCCTCTCGTTGCCACAAATTGCCACAGAATTGCCACAAACACATACGCTCTTAACTCTCTGATTATCAACGTTGCCACAATTGCCACAAATGCCACATGGATTTTAAGTCGTGTGTGTGATGTCGGTGAAAACTCAGTGACCTTCCCGGCACACTCCCCTATAGACACAAAAAAAGCCCCCAGAGGAACCACGTTCCCCTAGAGGCTGCTATCGATATGATCTAAACAAAAAACTTATCCCTACTATAAGGGCAAAGACTGCATGCCATTGGCTTTCAGTTCTGCATCTGTCATGGCCATTGGATCCTTGGTCTGTGCCTGCTCACCATCAATCTCTGTATCAAGGTCGATGCCATATCTGTTTGACACCATGGTATAGTCAAAACAGAGTGGCCTATCCTTATAATATATCTTTTGACGGCCTGTGATGTTGCCATTGGCATCTGTCTTCTCGACTGTCTCCGGCAAACCGTTAGGTGCGAACTTGACAAATCGCTCCGGGTTCTTGGTTGCACCATAGAAGTCGGCACCTATCTGAAGGTAGTGCAACAGAGACTCCTTAGGAAGGAGGCTCTCATCCATCTGACGGCCCAGTTTGCGATAAACCGCCATGGTGATGTCCTTGCGAATCATCAGGATACTTTTAGGCATCGCCCAGTTGTCAATCTTGAGTTTGTTGGTTGCCAAAGTGCCGCAGGTCTTGATCTTGAAGTCCTGGTCTTTTTTGAGCTCGCCCATCTGGACAGCCGCATTGACAATGTTCCAGAAGCCAGCCACCTCATCGGTGGTGTTGCACATGCTGTTCTGTGTCTTGACTCCCTTGACAATAACTCCCAACAGGTCTTCGTAGGTGAAGGGAAAATCGATGTAATCCCTGATGGCCAGGAAGGCTGCCAACGGCACTTTCCAATTGGTCATGATTCGGTCTAGGATGCTCTCACCATCCAAACGCTCCTCCAGATCATCAGATGCCTGTTTCCAGGCTTTGCCGAAGCAGGATTGAAACTGCTCCCTGTGCTTCAGCAGCTGAAGGGTGATGTGGGTGGCACCTATCTGGCGCATGCGCTCCAACTCCTCGAAGTTCTGCTTCTCTTCACGGGAATGCTCTCCCTTGTCAAAAGTGAGATAGATGAGTCGGCTGAAGAGGGCGATATCTGCAGTAGGCATCTCCTGGCCAGTGAGGATGATGCCAGAGTCAACCTTGGCCTGCACGAGCTTCTTATCCTTGTCCATGTTCATTTTGGTGCGACCTATACCATTCCACAAGTCCTTGAGCCACTCCACCTTGTTCTGTGTGATGGAGTTCTTGTACTCATCGATGTGTACCAGGGCGTCGCTAACTCCTCCGACATAGTCGGAGAGTGCGGGCATGGATGCGTTGGTGATAGACAACGGCTCATACTTGGTTTCATATTTATAGAAAAAATTCATCAACGTCGCAGCGAATTCCGTCTTACCGCATCCCTTCGGGCCAAAGGCATTGAGGAGCGGAAAGGAACGACTCTTGCTGATAACGATGTCCCGGAAGAGTGTGGCGACATAGAAGCACAGCCCCACCTTGGCGTTGTCGCCAAAAACCTGCACGACCTTGGCAAAGAAGTCTGACTGACTTGTCGGGTTGTCAACCATCTTCTCATGCCGGAACTTCTTCTCACTCACATATAATTCGCGGCTGTCTTTATTGAGCTTGCTCATTGCCGGAAGATAGAACTTGCCTGCGGTCAAGCGCAGGATGCCCATGTCATCGATAGGCATCCAGGAACCATCCTCGATGGCTCCGTTACAGAATGCGTAGAAACCCTCCCGCTGCCAACCCAACTGCTTGATAGGGTCTGCAGTCTCTGTAACCCTGCCCAGATAACCGAGCAGTTTGATAAGTTGCTCATCACGGGCCATCCAAACATAGTCACCGATGCCGAAGAGACGCTTGCGAAGCGAACTGGAAGAGGTAATCTCATCCATGTTGAGCTCGATGAGACGTGCTGGCTCATCGCTGTTATTCTTGATTTCGAAGAGACGGACTGGGTTAAAGTCATCTCTGATGTGGAAGAGTGGCTTCAGCTTGAAGTTCGACCACTGCACCTCACTGCCCTCCTTATTATATGCCCAATAGCAATTGTCGTGTTCGGTGAAGCCGAACTCACTGAGCATTCTGGCATCACCCTTGCGCTCAGCCTCCTGCTTCTCAGACAATTCAGCAACTTTGGCACGCTTCAGTGTGTCCATCCACTCCCTCCTGTGCTTATAGGTGGAGATCAGTGTGCTGAGGTAGCTGTTCTGCAAGTCCTCATCCCTGATCATCATGAGCAGCGAGCAGATGTCGCTGATAGCCTCCAGTCTATCCTCGGTAGTCAATTCCTCTATATCCTCCGGACTTGCCCAGTATCTGCGGCGGCAGTACCAGAAGACAAACTCCTCCTCACGCATCTGCGAGAAGTGCCCCTTGTCAATAATCCACGAGTCTGGATCCTCCTTCTTTGGAGCCGGATAATCTATCGGTATCTCCCTGACATTGACCGTGAAACCGACCTTCAATGCAGCTCGGCCATTGGCAAAGACATTGGCTGTACCTGCAGGGAACTCATTACCAGACTTAAGTTCATCGGCATCGGGGATGAATGTTACTCTCTTGCTGATGCGGTAGAGTTGCTTCAGCTGGTTTTCGGTCCACGAACCACCGAGTGATGCTACTGTATTGAGAATACCGATGGACTGCAGTTTGAGCACATCAGGAGCACCCTCGACGAGATAGAACTTATCTTTTTGACGCGCATCCTTCTGTGCGAAGTTGATGCCAAAAACCGATGTATCCTTGCGATAGACGAGACTGTTCTTGAGGTTGAGGTACTTGCAGACATCCTTGTTATCGGACATGGTGCGAGCCGTGAAACCTATGACCCTGCTCATCTTGTCATAGATAGGTATAGTATAGCGGTCTCGCAGCATAGGAAACATGCCACGTTCACCAGTGCCTATAAGACCAGCCTGCTCCAGGATATCGAAGTCCAAGCCTTTGTGCTTGGCCCAGGCAATGAAGCCTTCTACCGGTGCATAACCGATGCCAAAAGTACCGATGGCATCCTTGCCCCATCGCTTGCAAACAGCCTCACGTGCCTTGTTGGCAGCGGGATTGACCTCCTGAATGCACTCTGTGAAGTAGCTCTGCGCATAGCTGAGAGCTATGCGCAGGGACTCCTGCTCCTTTTGCTTCTCCTCTTCCTCCTTGCTTGGTCTCCACTCGTCCTCAATCTCCTCGTTGAGATATTTCTTGGCGAGTTCCTTGCAGGCAATCGGGAAAGGAAGTCCATTCTTCAGCTTGCGGTAGAGGCTGATGACGTTGCCGCCTGAGCGGCATGCGCCAAAGCATCGCCAGCAGTTTGTGCCTGTGTCCACATAGAATGATGGAGTATTCTCGTTGTGGAACGGGCAGCAAGCCCAATGGCGGTTGCCTTTATGGGATTTGAAGTCAATGCCTTCACTCTCGGCTACTTCCAGAATGGAGACATCACTTATAATGCGATCAACTATCTCTTGTTTAATCATATCTTTATATTTTGTGCTGCAAAATTAACTCAGAACTACCTAAACAGAAAGTACTAAGATAATTTGCGCATGATCTTATCAATGTCAACATTGACATAGTAGCGAATCTGACGCTGAAAAGCGTAGTCTCGCTCCATCATCAACTGTTGGAGGATGCCCTTATATTTGCCCCCCCGTTTATCGAATGCCGCTCTAATCTCACGGTCTGTCCAGAACTTAATCCTAATCCTCAT